CAACAGTGACAATCTCTCCCGCTTCTTCATCAGCGATTTCGATACCAAAGCATTCTTCTAAGAACATAACAAGTTCTACCATGTCCAGACTATCAGCATCTAGATCAAGAAATTTGCTGTCCCATTTGATATCTTCTATCTCCACTCTATCTCCTAGAGTTTCTTTAATAGCAAGACGTGCTATTTTTAACATAGTTGTCTTACCAACACGCTCAGATGTTTTGAGCAGTGTTTTAATTTCAGAATAAGTTTTGTTGTATGACATTAGAGGTAAACTACTTGTTCAGTTTGACAGGTATTCCTGATGACATCAAGAACACGAATGAATTCATCTCCATCATCGCAATCAATGGTTCTGGAGACTCCCTTACTACTTATCAGTATAAACTGTCTCTTTGTAATGTCAATGCTAACTCTATCAAGGTGCTCATCAGTCATGTAAAATCAGTCGAATGCTCTCAGTGTAGCACACTAACTCAGATTTGTAAAGTGGGGGTCGGATGCTGCCCTACTAGCACGTCTGATGGCTGCTTCTGCCTTTAACAAAAGTTTTTTCCCTGCTTCTCTATTTTGCTGCATATGCAACATAGCATCATTGGTATTATCTTCTCTTACTAACTCTTCTACGTAATCTTCTAAATGTTTCACAAGAATGCTTTTTAAAAATTGTGCTTCTTGTTTTGTTACTGACATGTGATGAAAGGTCATGTTAATCTTTGAACTCTACAATCAATTCAAGTATATTTCTGCACCAGTGATGTTTACATTGGCGTCTGAATTAACATTGATAGTACTAGTAGCTGTTGTTTGCATACTACCAGTAACTGTAATGAAATAACTATGGGATTGGGGAGCGTCAACTGCACCGACAAAGTTTCCACCCGCTAAAGGTGTCTTACTATTACCGTATACAGTGTCCCTAACTTTACCAAAAACAGTATGGTATTCATTCCCACTGGTAACCTCATATCGAGTACCTAAAGTCTTGAATGCCATGTTACCTTCACTGTGTACTGAATATACAGCAGTTGGTTTTTGGATTCTAATTTCATAATTACCCTTTACGTTCTCTTTAACAGAACCGCCCGCACTCAAATCATTTTCCAAGAACGTTGTCTTGTTTGTGTAGGCATTGGATTTCAATCTCATTTCATTGGCAGCTTGTATTGCCAAGTTCTCATCTGATTGAATAGTACATACACCACCGACTTGCATCTGGTAGTTACCATTCACTCTATCAAATCTGTCACCCTCAACTTCCGTGTGCATATCACCTTCAACATAGAGGTTGACATCACCAATAACTTGTAGAACCACTCTATCTGTTTTAATGTCTTTACCGACTTTTATAACAAGATTATGGTCTGACAGAATATATGTATCATTTTTAGACTTTAGATAAGTATCATTCTTCTCATCTAAGTCGATGAAATTACCATTTGCATTGAGGATTCTGATTCTCTCAGCATCCTCAGTGTTGTTCATTTCAATACGATGTCCTGCAGACGTTTCTTGTATCCAGTTCCTAGGATACTGTACTCTAGTCTGTGGAGAATCGTTTTCTTGATTAGTTCCACCTTCAAATAAATCTGTCATTAGTATCCATAACCTCCTTGATTCTGTTGCGTATTATTATTTTGCTGATTAGTTTGTTGTGTAGTTTGCTGATTAGTTTGTTGTGTAGTTTGCTGTGTTGTCTGTTGTGTCGTATCTGTATTTACAGTAATATTGTCATCAGTATTAGTGGTTGTCTCAGTGCCTGTAGTTGTTTCTTGTGTAGTTATCATGGGATGTCCTACGCAATCTATGTAGGTCTGAAGTTGTAAAATATTACTCTCTCTGATCTCTCTAGGACCTGAGTATTCATATATTACAGAGAGTTTTGCACCTGTGCCCTCACTGTCTTCGATAACAGGTTTGACAAATCCAAGTACAGTTTTTGTAATTGTAGGTCTTATAAGTCTACCTTGACTGTCAACAGTATATGTACCAATCTGTTGTTTATCTTTACCTGTACCTATAGTGATAATAGGATTCTTATATCCTTTACCAACATTGACTACCTTAACCTCATTTACTCTTGGTATTAGATCACCGCACTTAGCATATATTGCTGTAGCATTTGGTGGTATTACGAGAGTTGGGAACTTCTCGGTAAAGTTAAGTGTAAACTCGTGTCCAGATTTAGTTCTAAGTTGTAATCCAGCAACTAGATTAGAATTAAATGATGTATCTATAGTTGCTAGTAGTATATGATCTTCATCATAATCAACATCAACAACTTGTAAGACGTCAGGTGATGATGTAGTGACTTGCTCTATATACTCACCATCCTTTACATGTTCTTTTAATCCTATTTTCTTTACCTTGACTCCATATTGTTCGTTAGGACAGAATGTAGTAGCAGGATCAAATCCATATCCTATACCAGATTTTATAACCTCTATTGAATCCACTACACCATTAACAATATTTGGTTTAAATTTAGCACCACTACCCTCTGGTTCATTACATGTAAATTGTGCTCTAACTTGTGCTTCTCTGTTTACGTTCTTACCTTTCTTTCTCATCAATACACCAAGCATTTGACCTATATCATCTACAATTGCTATTGCTTTGATTGGAGTAGTTGACTGTAAATTATCCCACACTAATTCTGGGAAGCATGGTTTTCTGTTCAATATGCCACTGTTACAATTCAACGCAGCAGTTGCGATTTCACCATCTGAAGTATAGAAATTGATGCTCTCAAACCTTTCCAAAGGTCCTTTCTTGTCATCATCATCAGCATCGTCTTTGTCTCTACCTTTCTTCTTACCACCAACTCCAGTCTCAAATACAGATGCACCAATAGCACATGATAGTGAACCCTCACAAAATAAATCAATGAACTCTAAAACTTTGTTAAGGATACCTTGTATCTTATCAGCAGAACCCTTGATAGCTCCCATAACACCTTTCAATATACCCAAGGCATCTTTTATCTTATCCATCAACTTCTTCATAATATCACCTAGGATATTTTGAATAAGACATAGTGCTGTATCTAATACGTTCTCTAACAAATCTTTTAATAATCCCTTGATAAAGTCACCTATCTCACCAAGTATTTGTTTGAATAAACAAGATACTAAATCACCAACATCTTTAAGTTGTTTTCTAACTGCATTATCTTTATCTGGATCTGGTATGCTAAGTTTATCTAAACCATCTGTTACAAGTTTATCAACCTCCTCCATAACCACACCTTTGATGTTTTGTGTAAGTCCTCTAATCTTTGTGTTTATCCTGTTTGATACACTGTTGATCTCCTTTTCAAGATCAACAATATCACCTGTTTTTTTATCAATAAACTCATCAATTTCATTCTTTTCTATGCCACGAGCAAACTTCATAAACTCTGCCATAGGACCTTCAAGTTTTGTAGCAGTCTCTGATCCACACTTACCGTTACCGACTTGAACTGTTACTTTCTTGTCATCATCTGCTTTTTTTCCTGCGTCTGACTCACCTTTTGTACCACCTGTTTTATTGTTACTGGTGATCTTATCTTCTTCTACTATCTTTTTCTTCTTTTTAGTATCTAAACCCGTTTTGCTATCTTTCTCGATGTTACTTTCTGAGTTTGGAGTTGCACTACCCGTATCAATATGGTGTCTTGCATCATAGTCACCAGCAGCTAATTGTGCAAACCCTTGCTCTGATCCTTTATCTGTACCATAGTTTGTATCTGGATTTTCATCAGTTATAGATCCCATAACAATAGGAATCTGTGCTGAAGCACCATCCATAAAAAATCCAACAACCCAACTGTTAAGTTGTAGTTGATGATGGGATCCAATACCAGACTTTTGTGCATATATTGGTGGCATCAATACCTGTGCCCATGGTAAATGCTTAGTTGGTAACTCTGCTCTACTTGAATTGTGGTATCCTACAATTCTAACTTTTACTTTATTGTTATAGTCAAAATCTTTCTCATCTATCTCTTTAGTTTCTACATCATAGGAACCATCACCAATATTCTCCACCTGTCCAATCCACCAATTGAACCCATCTTTTCCTATAAAATTAGCAGTTGATTCATACATGTTATGCACCAGGACTATCTGTTACTAATGTGAGTGCTGTACCCATCATGTCGTCACCACTATAGAAAGTTCTTTCTAATCTTGCGATGACATATTTACCACTGTTCTCTTCATCTAGTTCTCTACTTCTACCTTTAAAAGTCTCAAGTTCAACAACTTGACCAACAGTTAAATCAAACTTACCAATATATTCTACGTCAACAAATTTATTGTAAAATAATTTTTCTCTAAGCGATGCTTGTGACAATTGCTTCGTAAGTCCTGCAGTATGAGTTCCTTCAGTAAAAAGTGCAGTATCTACTATCTTTGACATAATGCGAGTGGAGGAAGTATCCTTTTTAAATTTCTCAAAGTACTCAGGTTTCCTACCCTTATTCAAGAGTGGAACATTGTCATAATATTTATTGATGTCAAATTTGATATTTTTGTAGTTCATATCATAAAGATCAACCGTCATAACGTTACTAGAGTAAGATCCTATGTTCAATCCTTTTAATACATCCACTGATGAACTCACTCGCACACTGTCAACAGACAAAATACTGTCTTCAGATGAATCAGGAGATTCTAACTCTTTTGGTTCGTGACCAACAATAATAGTTTTTACAATTTCATCAGTAGCAAATTTGTCATAGGACTTAAAATTATACCCAAATTTATTTTCAAAAAAGGCGTAACCAGCACTTGAAGATGCACCACTACCTTTAACTGGAATAGATTTTGAAGCAAGCCATGATATTATAGTGAATGGACACCAGAATGGTGATACAAACGAATACTTATTAAAAGTAGGTTCGACATTCTCAGGATCTATGGTTACTGGTGTGTTTAAAACACCTCCCAATATATCTTGAGTGACTATCTGATCTATCCTTTTACCCTCACCTTCACCAAACCTTTTTGACAATTTTATCGCAGCATTATTAATAAAGTCTGGTGTACATAGCATCAAAGTTGCTTTTGATGTAGTACTGGTTGTAACTCTGTCTTGTATGTCGTATATGATATAATATCCACCAATAAGATTCTCCTCATCATCTGCAATCTCAAGATAAACTTGTTCCATTCCCCTTAAGAGAGAACATATACCAGTCTCACTATCTGTTATTTGTATCTCCATTCTTTTGGTTGCAGATTGAATGTCTTCAACATATTTGATGTATAGTGTTTGGTTCAAACCAATAGCATATTCATTACCACCAGCAGTGATATTAAAAGTTATTAATTCAAAGTTACTTTTAGGTTTCATTAGAATTGCGAGGTTTTGTTATACACAGTAAGGTAAGGAGACTCTTTAGTCCTTGGTCTTGCTGATTGGTTACCTTGAGTTTGCCTCATCGTTGGCATCGTCGGAACGATTTGACTGTTTGCTGCGGAGGTCATAGCTGCTACTTCAATATCAGTTTTATCTTTTGCACTTTGTCTATT